ATCGGATTTACCTTACGGAATTAGGGGTATTGCAAACAACCTTTCTCAACTATCCACCCTATTCGTCACACTTATCACTACGGCAGGTGGTTTTAAAAACGCTATACTTGTTCTTAAGAACACTTTAACTAAAGGACCCTTAGGCTTTATATTAATTTTTCAGGCTGTTATTTCAGCACTAGATTTCTTCTCTCAAAAATCACAAAAAGCTAAAGAAAGTGTAGAAGATTTAACTCTATCCGTAAGAGAGCAAGTTATAGTTCAAAACGACTTAGCTGATGCGCTTTCTAAAGTTAACTTAAATACGTTAGAAAAAGAAGGTATTACTTCTGAATTAGTTAAAACAGAGAAGAAACTTAAAGATATACTTAAAGACCAAACTTTAAACGAAGAAGAGAGAAGTAAAAAAATAAAAGACTACCTAGCTTTAAGGGAAAAAGAAGAGGAACTTAATGATGAGTTAAAGAAAAGTAGAAAAAACCTCCTTGAGGCTGATTTATCTCTAGAAGAATCAGAAAAAAATAGAGATGTTAATTTACAGAATCTTTTAAACAGACTAAATAAATACTCAGATGAAGAATTAAAACTTTCAGATATCAGAGGTAAATCTCTTGATGACTTAAAAGCTCTCAGCAAAGAACTTACTGGTAATATAGGTGATTACAAGCAAATGAATGAGGTAATTGGTCCTTTAATTGGTGAAGCTAAGACCGCTCAAAAAAAATACAATGATGAATTAGGGTCACACATACAGTTATTGAGTAAAGTAAACCTATTAGACCAAGAAAAAGCTAGACTAATGGAGGGTGCGCTACCTTTAATTGACTTAACTACAGCTAAAACATTAGAGCAATCAGAGGTTTCAAAAAGAGCTTTTGAGGATTTTGCGGAAATAGCTAGAATGCAAGAGGAATTAGATGGGCTGTCGTTTACGGAAGAAGGCGGTGTAGAGGATTTCGAGTTTGCTCTTAGTGAATTTGACGAGTTTCTAAGTAAGTTTGTAACAAAGAAAGAGAAGTACGATGAAATAGCAGAACAAGCAGCTTTAGATAGAGCCGACGAACTTACCTTCGAACTTGATGGTTTTGTAAATATAGAACAAGAGAAGGACAGAATACGTGAGTTCTTTGCCTCTAAAAGGGAGCAGGCTGGCAGAAGAGAAACTAATCAACTTATTAAAGAGATTAACGCCAGGACTAAAATACAAATGGCTTACGTTAATACCTTATCTTCTTTTGCAGGATTACTAGACCAATTAGGTGAACAAAGTAAGGCGGCTAAGATTGCGGCTATAATAGCAGAACAAGCGGCAGGTATAGGTAGTATAATAATAAACACTGCGGCAGCAAACGCAAAAGCAGTTGCCGCATTTCCCGTGCAACTAGGGCAACCATTCGTAACACTTAATAAAATATCTGCAGCTTTAGGAATAGCAGCTAGTGTTTTAGCGGCTAGAAACGCAATAAAAGGTATAAAGTCTGGTCAAGCATCTTCTGCTTCACCACCTAGCGGCGGCGGTGGTGCTGCTCCAGCGATTCAAGCTCCAGACTTCAACGTAGTAGGGGCTACCGCACAAAGTCAGTTAGCGGAAACGGTTGCAGGTACTCAATCTAGACCATTAAGAGCTTTTGTTGTAGGTAAAGACATTACAACGCAACAGGAACTTGACAGAAACACAAGGAGAACGGCATCATTCGGTGGATAAGAACAAAAAGCAACTTAGTAAGTTATTTATATATGGAAGAAATAAAAGTAATCGAGCTTATAATTGACGAGGAAAACGAAATTAGTGGAATAGACGCTATTTCAATCGTAGACGACCCTGCAATACAGGAAGACTTCATTATGCTCAGCTCACAAGAAGTGAAGCTAGCAGAAGTGGACAAGGAGAAGAAGATTCTTATGGGTCCTGCTCTAATCCCTAACAAAAAGATATATCGCAGAACTGGAAATGATGAATACTATATTTATTTCTCTGAAGATACCGTCAGAAAAGCCTCAGAGCTTTTCCTGACTAAAGGATATCAAAACAACGCTACCTTAGAACACGATGGAGAGTTAGAAGGTTTATCTGTCGTAGAATCTTGGATTATAGACGACACAAACCAAGATAAGTCCCGTAAATACGGCTTTGACCTGCCTAATGGCACTTGGATGGTCTCTATGAAAGTATACGATGAATCATTATGGTCTAACTATGTCAAAACAGGCAAAGTAAAAGGCTTCAGCATCGAAGGACACTTCGCAGATGCTATGGAAAGACCACAAGAGCAACTTCCTGAGCAAGCAGAGCTTGAAGCCCTTGATATATTAGAGGAATTAGCTGACGCTATAGACACTGAATTGGAAACATACTCTGATTACCCCGATGCAGTCAAGAACAACGCTAAGAACGTCTTAGAATACGTTAAAGAGAATGGTTGGGGGTCTTGCGGAACGCCTGTAGGCAAAGCAAGAGCATCACAACTAGCTTCTGGTGAGAATTTAAGTGTTAGAACCATTAAGAGAATGCGTAGCTTCCTTGCTAGACACGCAAAGGACTTAGAAGTGTCTACCAGCTACTCAGATGGCTGTGGAAAGCTAATGTATGATGCTTGGGGCGGTAAAGCAGGTTTTAGATGGGCTACTTCCAAACTAAAAGAGTTAGGCGAGATAGAATTAGAGTCTATGGTGATAAGCGATGATATGGCAATCATAGATGACCGCCTTGCATACGCAACAAAGGAACTTGCAGAGAAAGCAGCACAAGATATCGGCTGCGAAGGACATCACACACACGAATTTGAGGGCAAAACTTGGTATATGCCCTGTGGGCAGCACAAATTAGAAGACTTATCCGAATGCCCAAAGGGCTACAAAAAGGTTTATGGCAAGTGTGTTAAGATGGCAGAAGTAGGACCAAGAGGTGGCGTAAAAAGCTCTCCTAAAGCTCCCAAATCGGACACTCCGAACCCTAGACCAAAGGGTGAGGGGTCCGCAAAAGGTGATGCATCTGGAAAGACGGGTGCTAAGGTCTCCCAAAAAGACCGTGCATCCCTTCAAAAGAAAGCAGACGAGTTTAACGAGAAGTACAAAGAGAAACTAGGCTACGGAGTGACTGTAGGAGTGTTATCTTCTGTATTTCAGAGAGGTTTAGGGGCGTTCAATACTTCCCGGTCTCCTGTAGTTAAGTCAGCATCTCAGTGGGCGTTTGCAAGAGTAAATGCGTTTTTGTACTTAGTGAAGAATGGAAGACCACAGAACGCTAAATACACTACAGATTACGATTTGTTACCAAAGAAACACCCTAAATCATCTAAATGAGAAAGAAATTCGTTACCCCATCAAATAGCAGCCCAACGGGCGGTCGCAGAGGATGTTTATGCAAAGACGGTAAAAGTTACAGTAAAAAATGCTGTGACGGCTCTCTACAAGCACAAGGCATCGGTCCAACTAGCGGAACTAGTTAAAAATACAACAAACATATAATCTTTGAGTTAAATAGTTAGTTAATTATTGTTTAACCTTATTTAATTCGTATATGAAAGCTAACGAAATCGTAGAGCGTTTCAAGAATGTTTTACTTAACACTGACGTTAAGGAAGAAACTGCTGAAGAGCAGTCTCCCGTAGCTGAAGAGCAAGTAGAATTGTCTGAAGACGTTAAGGACATCCAAGTTGAAGCTGCTGAAGAAGTTAAAGAAACTGAAGAAGTTGAAATGACTGAAGAGCTAAAAGAAACAGAAGAAGTCAAAGAAGAAATGGAAGACGAGGATAAGATGGACAAGTATGCTACTAAAGAAGACCTTGCTAAAGCTATGGCTGAAATGAAAGGTATGATTGAAGAGCTTACTGCACAAAAGGAAGAATTGGAAGTTCCAACAGAACTATCAAATCAAGAACCTGCTGTAGAGCCATTATCTCATAATCCAGAGGCAGAGGTGTCTAAGAAACCTACGCAACTGTTTGCGCAAAACAGAAGTAAATCAACTCTTGACAAAGTAATGTCAAAAATAACAAACAACTAAAATAAAACAAAATGCCAAATCCAACTATTACTGGTTCATCTTATGCTGGGGAATTTGCAGGTAAATATTTAGCTGCATCACTTTTCTCTGCTGATACCTTAGATCAAGGTGCCATCACTATTCTGCCTAACGTAAAGTACAAGGCGGCTATGAAAGTAGGGGCTTTTTCAAATATCGTTCGTTCTGCGGACTGTGACTTTGATGCAACTACTTCTGGTTTAACACTTACTGAAAAAGTGCTTACTCCTACTGAGTTACAAGTTAACCTACAAATCTGTAAAAAAGAATTACACGCTGACTGGGAAGCTGCTCAGATGGGTTATTCTGCTTTTGACAGCCTACCCCCACTATTTTCTGATTTCGTAATCGGACAAGTAGCTGCTGAAGTTGCTAAAGCAACTGAATCATCTATATGGTCAGGTACTGCTGGAGAAGGTTCTTTTGATGGTTTTCTTACATTAGGACTTAATGACAGTTCAGTAAACGATATTACTGCTGAAGCTATTACATCAGCTAATGTTATTGCTCAAATGGGTCTTGTTGTAGACTCTGCTGTTGCTAACGCTCCTGGTATTATGGGGAAAGAAGACCTAACACTTTATGTATCTATAAACGTAGCCCAAGCATACATTCGTGCTTTAGGTGGTTTTGCTTCAGGTATAGGAGCTGCAGGTACAGACAGTAAAGGTACACAATGGTACAATGGTGGACAACTTTCTTTTGAGGGTATTCCAATCTTTGTTGCTAAAGGCTCAGGAAGTAACAAGATGTACTTAACAACTAAATCTAACTTATACTTTGGTACAGGTCTATTAGATGACCGTAACGAAGTTAAGGTTATTGATATGTCTGATATCGATGGCTCTCAAAACGTGAGAGTTATTATGAGATATACAGCAGGCGTACAAATCGGAGTAGGTTCTGATTTAGTATTGTACTCTTAGTAAACTGAAACACTAATCTAAAAGGGGTAGGTAAGCCTTAAAGCCTACCTGCCCTTTTTTATAATACTTAAATAATTATGGCTTGTGATTTAACACTCGGAAGAAAAGAACCCTGCAAAGATGTAGTTGGCGGCATTCAGTCTGTTTATTTCCTTAATTTCGGCTCTATTACTACCACTTTTGATGGTACAAATACTGACGTTATTGATGACTTAGGGACTGTTAGTGCTTTCGAATATGATGTTAAGGGTAACTCTTCTTTTGAACAAACTATTAACTCATCGAGAGAAAACGGAACAACTTTCTATGAGCAAACACTAAACCTAACACTTCATAAACTTACAATACAAGACCACAAGGAATTGAAATTGTTAACATTCGGAAGACCTCACGTTGTTGTCCAAGATTATAATGGCAATGCCTTTATAATGGGATTAGAACACGGTGCTGACGTAAGTGGAGGTACTATTGTAACAGGTGCTGCAATGGGAGATTTAAGCGGATACACATTGACTCTTACAGGTCAAGAGTTGCTTCCTGCTAACTTCCTAGAAGGAGCTACTGCTGCAAATCCATTCGCTGGATTAGCTGGTACAGTAACAATAGTTCAAGGAACTAACTCTTAAACATAGTAGGTTCTTAAACGCAGTAAGCCTCACCTTTATGGTGGGGCTTTTTTGTAAACAAATAATACATCTTTGAGTTATATATATATGAAAGTATTACTTCCATCTACAAATTCTCAAATAATTAAGATTATACCAAGAACTTATGTCGAGGCTAGCAATCTTACTTTGGTGATTACTAGAGATGGAACGGGAACTACAGAGACTCTTACAAACCTTACCTCAACGATAGTGGGTAACTACATAAGCATACCCTGTACATTCTCAATACTTTCTGAAGGTAGTATTTATTTTATGGAGCTAAAGCAAGGCTCTACACTGTTGTTTAGGGATAAGGTTTATGTTACGGCACAAACCGACAGAACGCAAAAGCACACACTAAACACAGGGAAATATACAGAGCATAGTGCTGCTCCTACTGGAGAAAAATATATAACAATATAATATGCCTAGAAAGAATAAACCAACAGGAACAATTAGAGTAGTAAACCTACAGGGCTATACTATTCCTGAAATTAAGGAGGACTACAGAAATGATTGGGTTACCTATGGGGAGGATAACAATTACTTTGGAGGACTAATTGACAATTACCTGAGCAGCCCAACAAACTCTTGCTGTATCAACGGTATTGTAGATATGATTTACGGAAGAGGACTTAATGCGACAGACAGCGAAGAAAAGCCTGAGATGTATGCTCGCTTTAAAATGATACTAAAAGACGAAGAGGTAAAAAAGATAGTTAATGATTACAAACTACTTGGTCAGGGTGCTATTCAAGTTGTATATAATAAAAGTAAAACTAGAATTACATCTCTTACGCATTTCCCTATGGAAACGCTAAGAGCGGAAAAAGCAGACGAAGGAAAGATAAGGGCGTATTACTACCACCCGAAGTGGAATGAGTATAAGCCATCTGACAGCCCAAAGAGAATACCAACATTCGGAAACGGAAAGGGTAGTGAATTAAGGGAGCTTTTTGTTATTAAGCCATACAGACCTGGATTCTATTACTATGCCCCTGTGGACTATCAAGGATGTTTGCAGTATTGCTCATTAGAAGAAGAGGTATCTAACTACCATATTAACAATATACTAAACGGTCTACAGCCATCGTTACTGATTAACTTCAACAACGGAGTTCCTGATGAAGAGGCTCAACAACTAATTGAAAGCAAAATCCAAGATAAATTCGGAGGGACATCCAACTCAGGTAAGTTCATTCTAGCGTTCAATGAAGACCCAGACCGTCAAGCGGACATAGAGCCTATACACCTCCCAGATGCACACGCACAGTATCAGTTCCTTGCTGATGAGGCTCGTGAAAAGATTATGCTCGGTCACAGAGTTGTTTCTCCGATACTTCTTGGAATCAAGGACAACACGGGATTTGGGAATAACGCAGAGGAGCTAAGGACTGCTTCAGTTCTTATGGACAACATTGTTATACGCCCATTCCAGGAAAAGATTATAGAGTGCTTGAAGACTATATTGATGTTCAATGAGATTGACCTCAACCTATACTTTGTTACTCTACAGCCGATTGAGTTTACTCAGCTAGACAATATCGAAACTAAAATTAAACGTGAGGAAGAAACAGGTGAGAAGTTGTCTGCAATGGACCGAGTAAAATCACTATTTAAAAAGAAAGAAGATGGCGAAGGCACTGTTCGTAACGACTAACGACCTAAGGAGAAAGTCTCTTGTGGGAGGCTCTGTGGATGCTGATAAGTTTATTCAGTTCATAGAGGTAAGCCAAGATATACATATTCAGAACTATCTGGGTACAAGTCTATATGATAAAATGTCCACACTAATTACTGGTGGCACTATAAATGACTCTGCGAATGCAGCCTACAAGACACTCCTGAACGACTATATAACACCGATGCTAATTTGGTTTGCACAGTCAGACTATTATATGTTTGCATCTTACCAAGTAAGTAACGGAGGTGTTTATAAACATCGAAGTGAGTCCTCAGAGACTCCTTCGATGGAAGAGATACACTATCTGGTAGAGAACTCAAAGAGTAAAGCTCAGTTCTATACTAGACGGTTTTTAGATTACATAATTGACAATAGTAGTAGCTATCCCGAATATAATGATTCTAGCCAAGACGGAATGTATCCTGACAAGTCAGATAATTTTAACGGATGGGTATTATGAGATATAAACCAAAGAAACAAAACATAATTAAGCTAAAGCAGTTTTTAAGTATATGCCAATACCAGAACCAAAATCAGGAGAAGAGCAAAGGGAATTTATACAAAGATGTATTGTCCAAATAAGCTCGGAATACGGTAAGGACCAAGCATTGGCTATTTGTTATAAAAAATATAGAGAGAAATAATGGCGTTCGGAAAGATATACGAAACAACATACTGGGGATTTGTAAGTAGCACTTGGGGAAGTATTTACCAAAGTATTGCAGAAACCCTAAACAGAGTTACAGCAGAAAACGGAGATTTCCTAATAGCTGAAAACGGAGACAATATAATTATAGAAGAATAAAAAAATGGCAAATAAAAAATTTAGTGAGTTTACGCTCAAAACAGATAGTGCAAACGTAGACTTCGTTGTAGGTTACGATGGTAGTGATAACGTAAGGATAGCACCTAGCAATTTAAGCAGCGGAGGAGCATCTGATCTGAATGGGCTTTCAGATGTTACAATAGAAAACACAAATGAAAATGCTTATTTTGTAGAAATTCCTGCGAGTAGAAGCGGAGATTTAGGCAATCTTGGTCTAGGTGTAGATGCTTTAGAAAATTTAACAGGAGGAGATTACAACTTGGCTATTGGTGCAAATGCTCTAAACACATTAACAACTTCACAAAATGCGACAGCAGTTGGCTACAATGCGGGTGCAGCAGCAGGTACTAATTTGATGGGCGATACTACCTTAATAGGGAACAGCGCAGGTTTTGGGCGAAGTGGTTATAGGACTGTGGCTGTCGGTGCAGGTGCAATGTCTTTTGGAAGTGGTAAAACAGCAGTAAATAGAAACACAGCCATAGGATACCATACTTTATATAGAATAGATACAAATGGTGCTGACAATATAGCTTTAGGACACGAGGCAAGTCAATTTCTAACAACAGCGACAAAAAACATAGCTATTGGAGATAATGCAGGGAGAAGTTCAACTGCCGAAGGACACATATCAATAGGCTACCAAGCAGGTTACTCACAAACATCAGGTTCAGGCAATACAAATATAGGATACGAAGCAGGTTATTCTAATACAACAAGTGGTTCAAGAACTACTGTTGGTTATCAAGCAGGTAAATTTCACACAGGTACCTTATCAACTTTTTTAGGTTATCAAGCAGGTCTTGGTGTTAGTGGTAGTTCAGTAGGAACACAAAATACAGGTATTGGTAGGACAGCACTTACTGCATTAACATCAGGTGCGTACAATACAGCTTTAGGCACAGCGGCAGGTAATGCCATCAGTTCAGGTACAAGTAATGTTGTTATTGGTCGTAGCTCGGCAGGTTCTCTGAACACAGGGAGCAACAACATAGTTATTGGACACAACGCTAATGTAAGTTCAGGAAGCGTAGACAATGAAATAACTTTAGGAGACACAAACATAGCTACATTAAGATGTCAAGTGCAAACAATATCTGCACTCTCTGATAGTAGAGATAAAACAAATGTACAGCCATCCACTTATGGTCTTGATTTGATTAGTCAATTACAGCCTGTAACATTTGATTGGAATATGCGAGATGGTGCTAAAGTAGGTCAAAAAGATTTAGGATTTATCGCTCAAGAACTACAAGAGGTAGATGATGAAAACCTACAACTTGTTTATGATAACAATCCCGACAGATTAGAAGCAAGTTATGGTAGACTAATACCTGTACTCGTACAAGCTATAAAAGAATTGAAAGCAGAAGTCGAATTATTAAAAGCATAAAAGATGTATATAAACGCAATAACATCAGAGAATACTGAAGATAGCCACAAAGAAGTTATCACAAGCCAAATACCTGACCAATTAGCACAGATAAGCGAAGGGGAGAATGTAGATGCAATCAAGCACCACTTTAAGTGGGTACTAGCTAACGACTTCTACAAAGACGAATTGACAAGTGAACAAATATCTGATATGGAGGCTCATTTGCCTTTGGATTATCAAGCAGATTACGTAGATTTGCCTGAATAAAAACTTTCAGATATGCAAATTACAGACGAACAAATACAACGTATAAACGCAATTCTTAACTCTTTGCCTATTGCTCACATAGCACAGGTACAGGAAATCGTAAAGATATTCAACGAGAGTAAAGAGGAGGAAACAGATGAATAATGGCTCTAGCTGATATATATCAAAAAGCTACATTAGTACAGATACCTAGCGGTTATAAGGCTGCTGATGATAAACTGTATTCTGTTGTACCTAGCAATGGCACAGGCGATTTTACAGTAGATAGCGCCGCAGGTGCTACTAGAGTAAACAAAGACGGACTTATAGAAAGCGTAGTGGCAGACCAAGCAAGGCTTGACTACAACCCATCTAATCCACAAGACCCTACCTTACTGTTAGAGCCTCAAAGGGAAAATATATACACATATAGTCAAGATTTAAATCAAGGCACTACTCTTACTAACACATCAGTAGATAATGATAACACAACCTCTCCTAATGGCTCTTTGACAGGAAACAAGTTAACACAAACAAGTGGTGCGTTTACAAGAAAGAATTTAGGTGTTGTATTAAGCGGTACTTATGCTTGGTCGTTCTTTGCTAAAAAAGGAGATTTAAGATACTTAAACGCAAGAAGTTTATTTGTGCTTAATGGTACTACACCTGCGAATGGTAACACTATTATTGACCTTAACACAAATACAATAGCATACAAAGGCACAAATGTAACAAGCGCATCGATAGAACAGTACCCTAATGATTGGATAAAAGTAGAAATAGTTGCAACAGATAACGCAACAGCAAGTGGTGATTTCGTTGATTTCTTTTTTACTGATAGCGACACAAGTACACAAAGTACAGGTGTGGCAGGTAATGGATTTATATGGGGTGTGCAGTTTGAGAGTGGTAGTTACGCAACTTCATATATACCAAACCTTTCCTCAGGAAGCACTACAAGGACAGTAGATGGTTGTAATAAAACAACTTTTGCAAATATACCTACTAATTATCCTTTTACTGCATTTTGGCAAGGTAACATAGATGATTATGACGCAAGTGGTTTTACATCGCAAGTTGCATTTTCATTACACCATAGTGGAGTATTGGATTGCTACTTTTCTTTGAACTTTAAAAGTACCTCTGAACTAACGCTTAGAAGAAGAAACACTACGGACAACAGTCAAACAATATCGTTCACAAGCAACAAAAACACCAAGTACAAAATAGCTGTATGCTTTATATCTGCAACTGCCGCAAAAGTTTATATAAACGGAACAGAAGTTCTTGATAGTACAGGCTTAACTTCTGTGCCTTACATATCTAGCGATACACCGGACAGTGTGCTTATTGGTCAATTACGAGATAACACAGATACAGGTAAAAGAAATAGTTGCGACCAATTTATGCTATTTAATGAAGAACTGTCAGAAAGCGAACTAACAACACTTACAAGCTAATGGAACTATTCAAGAAATACGAATTTAACTCAAAGGAACAGGCACAGCAAAAGATTGCCTCGCTTCCGCACACAGAGGTAGACGAACACTCTTACTTGGAGGGCAACCACGCTATTGTTCATATAGGACATATCATTACGAATGAGCCTGTATGGGATGATGAAAACGATGAGTGGTCAGTAGAGCCTGAATACGCAGACAAGTACAGCATAGACGTTCTGTGGGACGATTTAGACGAAAGTCCTTATGGATGGAAGTCTTACGAAATAACCGTTGAAGGAAACGGTGTACACACCTTTTTAGGTAGAAACTTTTAATTATGGATTTAAACTCGTTTAAACTTTACGTAATCAACTTATCAGCTATAACAGTTAGTACAATGGATATATTAGAAGATAGCCTTAAGATACTTTTACTTGTTGTTACTATTGGTTACACGGTTCAAAAGTGGTACGAGTTAAAAAAGAAGAAATAATGTGTGATATTTGTATTCATTGCGGTTTATGTTAAGATACTTTAACTATTCAGAGTTTGACAGTCCTGACGTACAGGGTAGTGGTCAGATGATGGACAAGCGTATTTTAGAGATGCTTGATGAAGCCAGAGATAAGTTTAACAAGCCCATTCACATAACTAGTGGGTTCAGAACGCCTTTCTGGAATGAAGAGGTTGGCGGTGTAGAATCCAGCAGCCATCTCAAAGGATTGGCTGTGGATATCCATTGCGATAACTCAAGGGACAGACACAACTTAATTACCTGCCTTTTAGACGTAGGCTTTAAACGCATTGGGGTTGCCAAAACCTTTATTCACGCTGATATCGACACAGACAAAGCACAAAACTTAACTTGGTTATACTAATGAAGAAGCTATTTCAAGCCATTACAGGCGGTTTACTGAAGGATATTGGGAAAGTAATAGACAACCTCCACACAAGTGACGAAGAACGCTTAGAAGCCAAGCAGAAGCTTCAGGAGCTGCTTGAGCAGGCTGACAAGGAGGCGCAGGACCAAGTAACAGAGCGTTGGAAGTACGATATGCAATCGGACTCGTTCTTGTCAAAGAACATACGTCCTTTGGTATTAGTGTTTCTAACAACTATGTTTACCCTACTGGCTTTTACGGATGGTAATATAGGTGGGTTTAGGGTACAGGAACAGTATGTGCCAATCTTCCAGAGCCTACTTATAACGGTTTATGGGGCTTATTTCGTAGGTAGAACTTGGGAAAAGAATAAGAAAAGTGGCAAAGAAGATAGATAGTCTATATAGTGGAGGCAGGAAAACAAAAAGACCAGGTGTGCATTCTAAAAATGCATCACCAGGCAAAAGAGGGCACAAGAAAGCTTATAGGGGTCAAGGGCGTTAATCATTAAACGCAGTAGGCTAATTCTTAAACGCAGTGGGTATACACGAGCTTAAAAACTTCGAATACGAAGAATTTGACTGTCAGTGGTGCGATAAGCACTCTACTGGCTTCAAGAATATGGATAGACATTTCCTAAGGATGTTGGACGAAGCAAGGGATTTAGCCGAGCTAAAGTTCAAAGTACTTAAGGGGTTTGTCTGTTACGGGTGCAGGGGCAGTATAAACGAACTTGAGCATTCATCACACTTGATCGGCAGAGCAGCCGTAATACAATGCAAAAACACATATAAACGGTACCGGATAATAGCAGCCCTTCTGGAAGCTGGCTTTACCCGTATAGGAATACACGACAATTACATCTATGTAGATAACGATGATATGAAGGCTGATTCCATATTTCCATTTGAAATAATACACGAAAGAAGTATAAAATAAAGGGGCTAATCCCCTTTAAAGGGATTACGCCCTATATTATATTATATATTATACTTTATTATTATATTATATATTATTATTATATTATATATTATATATACTATTACATACAAATAAATTGTATGTAATAATATTACATTAGGTATTTAGAAAAAGTTTTATATATTAGCAGCATAAAACAAAAAGATATGGATGCAATACACGAAATAAACTTTTACAATAACTTCGACTTAATATCACAGACACTAAAAGACCACGACCCTCAGGTCGTGCAATCACTGAATGAGATAGCCGTATATGTGGCTAACTTACACTTAGAATGCAGAGAAAATAATACGCTGATTAAAAGCCTCAAACAGGAGTGCCACGAAAGTGATATAAAAATCGGTATGTTGTCTTTTAAGTGTGAGGAGTATGAAGAGATAAATTCTTAATATTATTTTGTGAATCAAAAATAATGTATATATTTGCAATATGACTACGCTAGTAAATAAGTTGGTTGCTATTCAGGGGAGACTGAAAGCACCGAAGAACCAAAGGAATAACTTTGGCAAGTATAACTACCGAAGCTGTGAAGACATCCTTGAGGCTGTCAAACCGCTTCTCGCAGAGCAAGGAATTGTTCTGACTATAGACGACCAATTCTACAATGGAGAAATTCCATTTATTGAAGCATTGGCTAAGATTACTGACGGCACAGACGAAATTACCGTAAGTGCGCAGGCTGGGGTTGACCCAAACAGAAAGGGAATGGATATTGCCCAGTCGTTTGGATCTTCTTCTTCATACGCTCGCAAGTATGCGTTAAACGGTTTATTCTTAATTGATGACACCAAAGATGCAGATGCGACTAACACACACGGAAAGACAGCTACTGCTCAACCTAAAAAGGTTGATGTAAATAAAGCTATTCTTAAACCGAATACCCCTGAGTTCGATAAAGTAAAGAACTATATGGACAATGGAGGTAACATAGAAAAGGTGCAACTGAAATACAACATTTCAGATGCAGCGAAAATTAAACTTGTAAATAAATAAATATGGCAGCATTAACTGAAATCTCAATCGATGTAAAGAAAATCGATAAAAGTAAACTAAATAAAGGTCAATACCTTAATCTAACCGTAGCAACTCGTGATGAGTTGTCTGAATACGGTCAGAATGCATCCGTCTTCTACGCTCAATCAAAAGAGGAGCGTGAAGCTAAAACTAAAAAAGCCTATATCGGAAACGGCAAAGTTGTCTGGACTGATGGGAATATAAAAACGGCTAGAGATTTAACTCCAGCCGAAACCGAAACTCTTGACTCTAATTTAGAGTTCTAGTGTTGTCTCTTTTGTTTTACTTAAAGGGTGGGCTTAAAACCTCACCCTTTTTTAACCACTAATTTTAAGAGAGATGACATTAGACGAAAGATACGAACAATTAAGGACAGAATT